AACGATCCGCACTTGCCGGATGCCGGGGGATTGCTGAACGTGAAAGTGTTGGCGCTTGTGTCTACCGTTGCCGTGACTACATTTCCACTAGCAAGGTTAATGTCTTGTGTTCCACCTCCTGTAGAACCGATAGCGTTTACGTTTTCGCCATACGCTTCAATTACCGTTTGATTTCCCGATTCAGGAGAGAGAGTGTTTACATTGATGGTACTCATACAACCACCAATGTACCAGTTACAGTGACGGTTCCTGTCAGAGTAACTGGCCCTGCAAGCACGGCTGATTCGATGGTATAATCTCCATCAATAGTAGCCTGATGAATAAAAAACCCATCCTTTGCGGCTTCTTGCCCTATGTACTGATTTCCATTAACTACTTCAGCCATATTTCCTCCTAAGTAGAGATGCTATCTACATACGAAACCCACACATCAAGAGATGAGCCTGTATTTGATTTAATCTTTAGAACGTCAGTTGACTGAATAACAATTTTTGCTCCGCCCTGAATAAGTTCTACTGAAGAACTTGGCGGAATTGTTAGACTTTTGCAAATATGATAGTCCGTTCCTGAACCTGTTTTGTCTATGTAGCAATCGCAAGTAACAGCAGAAGTCAAAATATTAGTAACACGAATTCCGATAAGAGCATCGTCAGAATTGCTCGTCACTAAATCTGTTTCTGATGTACCTACGGCTGACGCACATGCTCGTTCAAAATCCTGTGCCATTTTAGTCCCCTATAAAGCAATAGCCATGGCAACTGCAAAACCGGGACTTGCCGCACTAACGGTTCCCCAAGAAGTATCTGTGCCATCTGTGGTTAAATATTTGCCTGACTGACCTGATACATTAGGAACAATCGCGGCAGTTGATGAAGAAGGAAAACTATTTTTTAAAACTGTTTTCACCATTCGGAGATGATCATCGCCCTCACTAACAGGGTCAGATGCTGTAGGGTTTGAACTATTTAATTGCGTTACCCACGCGGCTGTCTCTAGTGACATAATCCCTCCTAAGTAAGTTCAAAAATACCGTTAGAACTGGGAGTAACGGTAAGTGTATTGTTTTGCGTCAAGTTAAACTGGGAACTGGTAAGCCTTGAAAAGCATACCAACTTGCCGCCTGCCTGATAAATAACAGCGTACTTGACGTTGTTAACATCGCCGCCAGTAGCAGTCCAAACGCAAGCAGTAGAATCAAACCGATACTTGTTCGTAGCGGCAGAAGCCCAAGTACGAGCAGTAACAGACTTACCGCCTGTAGCGTAACCATTTCCATTAGCCACTTCGTTTGCAAGAGAGGCTTGTGTAGATAATGCTACGTTATTAATATTAGCACTAGCCGCGCTTGTATGAAGGGCCATGAAAAACCCTGTTCCAGTGCCGTCGAGGTCAAACTGTCCGTTGCCCAGATACTCTCTGAAACTATTGTAAAAACTCCATGCTGTAGCCGCCATTTAAGCCGCCTCCTTTAACGATTCTGGATTTTTAATAATGTGTGATATAAGTCCATCACCATGAACTATAAGGTCATAGTTTGATCCAGTAGCGCCAACTAACTGAACAAACTCTTTTGCTTGATGATAATGGGCTACAGTACATCTGAATTGCTTCCCACCTACAACCAAATCTATCTCTTGCTCTTTGTCATTCTCTGGCTGTTCATAAGCGTGGTGGTGATCCATAATACAACTATCAAATCCAAACACCTCAAACTTGTGAAAGCCCAATATCCTAAGTAGATGCAACGCTCTTAAGGTTACTGTAGAGCCTCCCATAATAGGAAAGAAGTCTATGTACTCTTTTCCGTATTTCGCCTGAAGAAGATCAATATTCTCTTCTTGTGTGTCACAATGCCACAACCAAACATCCCTGTCCTTAAGTTTCTTAAATACTTCTGGATGGCACTGAGAGGCTATAAGATACTTGCAGTCATCTATAACAGGATCAACAAATCTTTTGTTAAACTCTCTGCTATCTAATATTACAAACGCAGAAGGATTAACACCCCTTTCAATGCAATACTGATAAGTGCCGTTTACGGTAACTATAGGAACACCCGCTTTTTTTCGTTTCTCTATAAGATGAAACGTATTTTTTAAAGAAGGCCCTCCTGTTACTAAACATACCTCACGATTCCATTGTGTTTCGTAAGGCGCAACCTGACGAAGACCTAAAGATATGCTATGTTTTATGTTGTTTCTAATTTCTTCTTGGTCAGAGTTTACTGCAACAAATATATCTGGAACAGGCATAAGCACTTGAACAGCAGGAGGATATCCTTTAAATCCGCTCAAGCGCCAAACTCCAATCTCAATTCAAGGCCATTAGCCGCACTGCCTGAACCTATCTGGTCAATGTCAAAGCGAATAACATTTCCATCGTTTACGGTATTGGCAGAGCCGTTAATAACAGCAGCTGTAGCAGCATTGCTTGAATCATTCTCTCCCGCATCAATGGTAAGCAATGTGCTTAACATATCCTGACCTTTAGTTTGATTATGCACTTGAATGTTTGTTGTTGAGCCAGTTGCTACAGTGTAGACATGCCCGCCAATTGATCGCAGCTTTAGTCCGTCAAAATTTGAAGGAAGAACAACTCTTGCTATACCGTCCCCGACATAAGTAGGAAGAGTGTCTGCAATAACTTTAATTACTAATGTTCTGTTTAAAAAACCTGTAGCATTAGCAAGAATCTTTTTATTTTCGCTAGTGCTTGTATCATAGATAGCAATAAAATCTGAATTAACATCCATCGTACTAGCAACATTAAGGTTGTCAATAACTTCTAACTTATCGTTATTAAGATTAGTTAAGTTGCCGTCCATTTCAGAATAAGTTAATGGACTGCCTTTTGTTTCTCGTAATGTAATTGTTGCCATTAAAATTCTATCCTGTATGTAGCCGCTATACTATCTTCGGAGTACCTTAAGTTGTAGTCTCCAGATTTTAGCCCTAACTCGTAACCGTTGTCATCAAAGTGTAGTTTTAGTTTCGGCGTTTCCTTTAACATTGCGAAGAGGGTGGCAACTACGATCCCAGAAACGACTATTTCCTTTTCGTGGCTTTGATGCCACTTCTTTCTTTTTTGACCCCACTCTAGGGTCTGGCAAGACGTAGTTCCTCTTCCGTTTCCTGTTCCGACAACTCCGGGATAGGAACAAGCAATGTCGCCAAACGCTCTCGCTCTCTCTGACGTTCCTTGTAATTCATACTCAGATACGACAACTGGTTTTCCAAACCTAAGCGCATTCTCAATTTGTTGTCGGAACTGTTTTTCATTAAGATTAAATCCTGTTTGAAGATATATTATATCTGCATCCTTAACATACTCAGCCTTAACCCCAGGCTTTAGATGCACCCCTATTGGCCTATCTGTTTTTTTCCTAAGTTCTCCTATTAAAATAGATACCTGTGCAGGACTATAATATTCGTCACACTCAAGACAGACCACATAATGACTAACAACGTCATCAACCGCAGAAACAACTTTATTTTGGTAATCAATCTGGTTATCTAGCCCTCTTGCATATACATCTGGACTATCATCGCTTATCATCCATACTACCGGAGCAATACCATTAGAACGCAAGATGCTAATACGATTGCGCCAACTATCTCTATGAACCCCATCAACTCTACCAAAGTCTTTTGCTGTGCTTCTAGCCATAATATCAGCGTGGGTGTCCGACCTAATCATGTCTAAAACACGATTTCTCCAATTGTCATCTAAATCGTTTGATAACCAAGACAGAGTGGAATATGGTGATATATACCTACCTTCTGGCTCTCCAATAAGAAAAGTAGATTTAAAATCTGCTTTGCCTACTGAAACATACATAATGCAAAATAAAATAAATATGTATGCAAATACAATAAAAAAAGACTTAACACAGTCTTTCATGTATTCTTTCATCTTATGTATGGATTATTATGCTTAGGCTCTCTTCCTTTCATTTTTACAGGTCCCGGTAAAAACCACCCCAAAACCATTGGAATTATGACCACTAATATAAGCAACCAACCGCCCATTTCTGTAAGGGAGCCAAGTAATGTCCAGAAGTTATCTGGAGCGCAAGAGCCGTCAGTCATAGTAGTGCGGGACGAACCCATTGCTGATGTCGCCACATCTGTCACAAACGCAGCTCCCATGCTCCCCACTATCGGCGCAGCTACACCCCCGCTCAATACAGTCCCGGCAGTCGCACCCACTGCCGCTCCAGTTGCTACTACTCCCGCTTTCTTTATCGTCCCGCATCCTATAACTCCTAACGCTATCCCCAGATAGCAGAGGCTAACATAAGTACGGCTACGCCACCTATGATATACATTTTTGTTTTTTCTGGTAATGCTTTCCATTTTTCTTTCATCCTCATCTCCTAAATAGTATAAAGTTATTACACCTATGGAAGAGCAATGCTGTCACCACATCCGCATCTTCTTGTACTTTCACTTGGGTTAACCACAAATCTTTT